TGTTCCTCGCTCGGATCGAATGCTCCGCTGAGATCGCTTATCGTTGTTTCCGCATCAACAGAAAGCAACTTGTCAAGATTCTCTAATGATGGGTCTTGCGCGGCACTTTCTCCCAATGGACCCAACCTATCCTCAAACGTTTTTTGAACTTTATCGCGCCCAATCTTTGTTGAGATTCCTGCCGCCCGCCCGGTTGCTGTCGCCTCAATATCACCAAGTCTTATTGTCAATGCGGCTAGACTATCTTCCGACCCACCATGTTCTTCAATTAATGACTGCCGACGTTGTGAAAGAAACGATCCGAACTCACTAAGAACATCCTCATTAGATAGATCGGATTCGGTATTCAAGCGCCTTAGTTCTTCATCTGCTTCTTGATTGTATTGGTTGATCTTGTCTGAGCGATCAACCGTATCACGTCGTTTGTCCTGACGGAATTTTACCTCTGCAAATGCACTTACAGCGGGCGCTAATTCCTCAGCCGCAACACCAAGCGGGGATTCAAAAGCAGCCGCTGGGGCTTGTAACCCAGGGTCGGAAGCGACTCTTGGCGAGATTGTGGTAACGTCAGCAGATGATGGTAGCTTAGGCACTTATATTAACCTCTTATTTTTCAAAAAATGCGTTATATAGAATTTCTGCATAATTTCCTCTACCCGAATTTCTTGGCGGCTCCTGAAAGTAATGATGAGCCGGCTCGGAAGAACCCGCGCGTTCTGGCGGATCGACCCCCGGCACTAGTTAATTCGGCCTGTTGTTCAAGGCGAGTAGATCGTGTTTCACCCCCTGATCGGATACGAAGGGCTTGCAACTCTGTCTCAGCGGCGAAGTCTCCTGCTGCCAGTAAGGGCGTTCCTGTTCCGATCTCCACACCCGCTGCGCCTAACCCGGCTCGTCTCTGGGCAAGAATCGCAGACTGTCTGCGGCGGAAATCCTCTTCTTCGCTTGCTGAAACCTGTCGTTCACGTTCTGCCTGCTGTTGAGTTACTGCTGCCTTGAAATCAGCCTGCCGACCTGCGGCTTGACCTTGAGAGATAGCCCCCACCGCTTGAAAACCGGCTGAAATAAGCGCTAAAGTTAGTGGATCAATGGACATTAAATTCTCTCATAAATAGTGTTTCGGCAGGCATTAAACCATGCCGCATACAAATCTTTCCCATTCCTTTACTTCCTCGAAACATAGGCTCCGCGCCTTTTTCAATAATATGCTCTATAGCATAATCAATCAGAATAGTTGCTGCTCTAAAAGGAGCATCTTTGGCTGCCCATATAAATAATTTTTCTCCCACTAATATTTCAGGATTCCATACATAAGGAACATAAAGAATACCGATCCCCCCAACCACTTTACCTCTATTTTCAACTATTAATATTTCAACACCTGGTAAATCTATAATTCTACTTACTATAGAAGTGAAATCTTTAGGTAATCTGACAATAGTTCTACTAGCAAAGTCTTTTGCGCCTTCAGTAATGGCTAATGCGTCTATCTCAAGATTGGCGGGACGGATGATCATTTAAGGCTGCAAGTCGTTTTCGTTCAATATATTCACGGGTTCTTTTTCTACCACATATTCGGCATTGACGATTTCCCTTATGAACACCGCCAATATAAAGATACGTATTTTCTTCGCTATACGGATGGCCTTGAGGGCAATGAGTTTTTCTTGCATTTGCAGCAGTAGGGCCATAGCCTCGATGGACGTTTACACGCGGCGTAACAGGCTCTAAATGCCGTGGATTGACACAATTATGTACTCTGCAAAGATGGTCTAATTGCATATCGTTAAGGATCTCACCATTAGCAATAATATAAGAAATCCTATGCGCCAAAGTTGACCCCTTATCTACCCCCATCGTTCCGTACCCATTGGCATTAACTGATGCCCCCCAAATCCAACATGAGCCAAGATCGGGTCTGTAACTTGGTACTGGGCCATTTTTATTCACCTTTTCCCAGAAACGGTCTTCCATTGGTCTTATATTCGCTTTGCCATTTTCTCTACGGAGACAGCCGCAAGATTTAATCTTGCCCGAAACCAAGTCATCTGAAGGAACTGATTTACGAGTACCACAGTCACAAACAACGTCTGCGTAAGCCCTTGAGCGCTTTCTTTTATGCTCAACGGGTTTCCTCGTAAGAGCCTCAACACATAACCTTCCAAATCTACTACCAACAGACACACGACCTGTAGTTTCAATACACATATCAACCTCCGCTACCAATGAAGGTCATATTATATCATAACTTAACGTAATGGGTTTAATTGAATTTCTGGGGCCACCGCGAGTAGGGTAAATGGCGATGGGGAATCAGATTCAACTACTATCCGTCTATCAGTCCCCCAGTCTCCATCAAACTCTACGAACTGTTCCCCTGTAAACAGCGGTGCAGCAGTGTCCATTGCATCGGCCACTATACGAAAATCTTTTTCAAATAGATTGCTGGAGTCTGACCCGAACTTTATCGTATGACTGTTTAGCAATGCGAAAGTAATTCCGTATATTCTTTTTATTTTTCCTAATGGGGTACCAGCAGGATTACCAGCGGAAACTTTCAGGGTTTTTAATTTATGCGTATACCCAAGTCCAATCTGCACAACAGATGCAGCATCATCAATAGTTATCTGACTGCTTGCAACAGTTTTATCTACCTGCGTTGCACCGTCCGCCCATATCTTTACTGTCTCACCCTCAAGATGACCAAGCCCTGCAATGACAGTGACTTTCTTATTAGCCTTACCACCTGAGATATAAGTAGTGAATCCTGTCCCGTCGATGTTTGAATCATCATCCGGCGAGGTTAATTCAATAGTATTTGTTGCCTTGTTGGCTACTTTATAAGAATTACCGTTTAGTTCTGTCGTCCCTTTAATATCAGTAATACGAACTTCATCCCCATTTGCAAGCGTCGTCCCTGTTATCGTAAGAACAACAGGATTGGCTTTTGTTGCGCCAGTTATAGTCTCTGGGCTATCAAGTGTTATCAGTGAATCTGAATAATAGGCGTCCTCTTGTGCATCGCCTGTCTCGAAATCACGCTCGAAAAACTCAATGTATCTTTTGGTCGCGCTGTTAATCGTTCGTTTTACAGTAACCCATATCTCATCACGATTAGTCGAGTCCTGGGTCTGCCCAGATCCATCCGTCCCCGGAATAACGGCAACCGACTCAACCACAGCATCGCCACCCTCAAACGATCCGCCAAGAATACGTCTGGCCCACCCCACAACATCTTCATCTCGTCTTGTTGTCATGGATAATAACTGCCCATCACTACGAACAGCCTGCACCAGAGACTCCTGCTCCTCTGCGTAGTCCATTTCAACAATACCACCAATCGTAATATGCCTGGCCAATCGGGTCATATCCGGTGCGTTGTACTTGCTACCAAACTCATCCAGCCCAAACTCTCTAATTTTACGCTTGGCCCTTTGTGCAAATAAAACTGTGTTCCCTACTCTCACGGGTTGAATCTGTGCTGATCCATGCTTCGTCTGTCTACGAACGGTAATATCTAACGGTGTTATCACAACACCATCAGCAACAGGCACCCATTCACCGCCCTGAGTTCCTATCACAAGCGCGTCCTCACCGGAAGATAACCATCTGATAGCGTTCACATCGTCCGCAGAAAGAGTGAAATTAAGCGCGTCATCAGCTTCGATTGTGCCTGCATCATTATCTGGCTTTAAGTTTTCAAAGTCCGCTGTTTGCGAAGCCCAGAATGTCTGCGGTTGATCGCTTGTTGCGGCTACATAAAGACGTTGCTCGAAGAAACCCGCTACTTGTGGGTATCCCGTTGTCCCAGACCATGCGCCTAATCGCCATGTCGTTACGGCAGTAGGGGTGGCCTCAAAATCCTTCCTTACATCTGCAACCGCAACTGTGGTGCTGGTAATGGAGGTTATAACCGCATGCCCCCAGTTGGTTGTTTCTTTATATCTGACTAACCTTCCTATATCGGTAGACAGCCATCCCTGTCCATCGTTTACACCTACAATGGATGAAAGGGTAAGATTAATCCCTAATCCAGTCGAGGCGGATGGAAGTAAGGTCGTCGTCGTTGTGTTCTCATCGAGATAAGGGCCATCTTCCCACGCCACTTCAACCAGAGACCACGTAGTATTGCCCAGTCTCAAGAGTTTATGAGTGGGGTAATCTGAGTGAAAATTATATATAACGTCTGCGCTTTGTGGCCCTTCTACGTTAAAAAGATCGGCCTCTGCCCACGGTGTGTCTATTTCAACGGCTGAGTTGTCAATCAGCGATATATCATCAATCTGTACAGTCTTGTTACGAAAACTTCCGAGATTACGAAACTGCACATAGAATGGTGACGTAGTTGGTGTAAAAGCAATGCAATGATAACCCACTTCTTTTTCAACCGCAGCCAAGGTCTGCGCGCCAGACGCCGCCGTGCCCACCTGAAATTCTATTTTATCGCTGGGCGCGCCAAGTACGCGGAACTTAATGACATGCTCAACATTAGTAGAAGTCGTAGTAATGTCCTGTTCTGCCCAGCCAATGTCAGTGCCACCAGTACCTCCTGGCACTAATGACAATCGAAGATTAGTGGCATCATGGGCAATAGATCCTGCCCCAGTTGAACGGTCATCCCAATCTGTGATCCCTGATGGAAACGCGCCGTTAGTTACCGAGGCGTCTGTGTCCGCAACGGATATTTGCCCCTGGTTCCTGAAGAACCTCATAACTGTATTACCAAGCTCTAATATATAGGCCTGCGTTACAGAGAATATGAAACGCTTCAGTCTCCCTTTAACTGTGCTGGACTTTTCTTCTGCAACATACCGCGTACCAGATCGGCGCATACTGCCACCTTCTGCTAATGGGATAAGGTTTTCGCATGTCTCTAGGCCAGATCGGTACTTTACAAAGCTGAGTCTGGCGACAAGGCGGGGGCTGAGTTCCCCGCTGCTAGAACTTTCCTGTAAATCGTGTATGCGTGGCATAATAGTTAATCAGATAAGAATTCATTTCTTCTGCGCGCCCCTCGACTTGAGGCCCACGATCCCCTTGGCCGAAGCTCAGGGAAACTACCGAGAGCGTCAGAAGAACGCGCCCTTGCTATTGTAGAGTCAGCTTTTTTCTGAAATCTATCAGAAAGTGTATTAGAAGACGCAAGCGGTATTGCAAGAAGGCCAGCTATTAAATATGAAAGGGCCATACGAAAATCTGCGGTCATTAAATTAGGATCTGTTATCCTAAATACATATCTTAGCCATACTTCGTCGCTTGATGTGACAATGGAATTCTGCCCATTAATTTGTTCCATTCGGTACAAAATGGTGCCATGTCCGGCGTCATTGTCATGGACTGATACGGTTCTTATCCAGTCAGAGGGTAATGGGTAGCCATAATCAAACTCAAATATAGGTGTAGTAGATGATTGTGCAAGTTTCAGACGTTTTGTTGCGAAATTCCAATTGTGAGACCTTAAAAGATCATCTCTAATCTCTGTGTATACATCATTGGCGGCATTTGCGGAAGGTGAGCCGTCTGCCAAAGACGTTATAATACTCGCCCCTATCCTCCGTAACCCAAAATTTACTAAATCAGTTTCATCTGGCATTAGGCGGCCTCAGCTACCTTAATAGCCTGCTGCTTGTCAGGACTCTCATAGATCACTTTATCATTCTCAATGACTTGGTGAACTTTTTTACCGGGGTTCCATTTAACTGTCGCAGCCTTAACTTCACCACTATTCCACCAATCGCCTATCTGTGCTGCTTTACGATGGAAGACTGTTTTGGTAACAGGGTTATATGGGTTATCCTCGTTTGTATGCAGAGTCTCGTCAATCTCGCTAACCACAAAAGTAGCTGAGGACAGTAATTTCTTTTTATCATGGCTTACGAATTGAACATGAAAATAAGTACCACAATCCCAACCCTGTGAATGCAGTATTTTCGGCAACTCAATATCAAGATCAATCTGATCCCTTGGTTCCCTAAATTTAACCGTTGGTAGGTCTGGGGTCGCGAAGATTTCTGGATGTATAATCATCATTACTCCTTTCAAAAAAAAGGACAGGTTATTAAGCCTGTCCCCAATTTACAATGTGCGTTAGCTGCGCACTAAAATAGTCCTACACTGCTGAACTAAACGGTGTGGCGACGGATCCACTTGCCCGGATTACACCACGAATAGCCCAGACACCCGAGACAATATCTTCCACTTCTACATAATCACCAGGGGCACCTAGCCCGGTGGTGGTTCTGTTCATTGTAACAGTATCGAAGGTATCTCCTACTAACGCTGCGAATTGGATCGTAGCATCGCCCGTGTCTGTGTCAACGATTCCACAAGCCCCTTGCATCATGTCAGTCCCGACACATTGCAAAATATGACTGTTAGATGTCGCTAATATAGAAACAACGCACCTGAACTTCATTCCACTTCCTGATGCGGCGGGAAGGGTTATAACTGAACCTGCCGCTGTATCAAAGACAATGGTTCGACCATCGTGTGTTGCTTTAGTCAAGGTCAATGTTCCGCCAGCAGCTACAGGCTTGGCGCTGTTTGTCGCTGGGCCTGTTGTAACTGACCCGGATGATACGCTAACGACAGTCAGATCATACCCGCCTTCGTCACCAATGACCTTAATAGTGTCATCAGCCGCAAGGTTCTGATCATCGTCAGTGTTGTTAAAATATCCCACCGCAGCGACTGTCGATCGTGTGTCCGTATCAGATGTATAGACGTATTCTGCTTTACCGGGAGGCATTCCCGTACTGTTTAGTAAATTTGCTTTTGTAAAAGCCATGATAGCCTCCTATGAAGTTACGATTGCAGTTTGATCATTAAGGTTTCCCTCGATCACACCAGTGTCATCGATCATGACGCTGTTACCGCTCATCATGTGGTTGACGAAATGTGCTGCCCTGTCACCATGCCAGGTGATGTCGGCTGCTACAGCTTCGTTGCCAGCAACATTGCCAGCGGATTGTGCTACAGCATAACCAACTGCCATTTTATGCCAGATAAAGACCTTGGCTGTGGCGGTTGTAGCCCCTGGTAGACCTGTTTGCATCTTCCACTTAATCCCCATCCAGTCTTTCCATCTGCCTTTACCGATAGATGGGCCTTGAGTGAAGGCCAGGCCATCAGTGCCGACATATTCTGATCTCTGGAATTGATCTACAGTCATTAACTGTGACCAATAACGCGGGGTAACAACGGCATAAACCATTCCATCATTTGGCACATCATTGGCCCATGCAGCTTCTGCAAACTCAATCGCAGTTGCAAGAACAGTGGCTTTTGATGTAACCGTTAGGGTAATGGTTGATTGAGTAGTGGCGTCAAGGGTTGTGGTGATCTGACTATCGACCTTTCTACCCAGCGCCATCGCTCCGCCACTTGCAATGGCATCACGCTCGTTGATGTTGATTTTAGCCTCATCCAGCTTATCAACCCAATCACCTGCGTAGAAATCTGCAAGCGTTGTACTGGGCGCTGTATGAGTCTGGTTCATTGGTGTAATGGTGCCGTGACGTGCTTTGGTTGTTGCTGTGCCTTTGCCGATCTTCTGGAAGACCGCTGTAGACCCAATAACATTGTCCTTTAGGCGGACGGCATCTTTGAGGTAGCTTCCTTGTCGCTGGAAGACCTCGTGTACTTTCGCCTCGTAAGAAGTGATAAAGGCGGTGTCTATGCTCGTGCTCATGTTAAGCTCCTGATTTAATAGACATTAATGAAATTGCCTGCCATCAGGTGACCAAGCATGGGCTTTATGAGTGACCCATTTCTGGGGTCATATAAAACACGCGTAGGCTTCAGACTTGCTTTGTTTATCCAGGTTGGGGCTGATAAAACAGGTGACCCACCATTGAATTCTGTTCCGTCAAAGGAATTAAGCTTTTCCATGTTTTCCTTTGGAGGTAAATACTGTAAATTTGTTTCTACATGTAAACCGCAAACATTCTTTCCTTTGGTTGGAATGATATGGTCTACTTGCATCCCTTTTGGGCATTTATTATAAATACGGGCTATTAATTTTTTGTTTGCCCATTTCGGAGCTGAATTTCTTTTAAAGGCCATTCTAACTCTGTTTATCCTTCTTATTATATCTGGATTATTTTTTTGCCATTCCCTGTTTCTTTTGCGAATAATGTCCTTTTCTGCTTCAGAAGCATTTCTGCGTTTTTCGTTACAATTATTTTTTAACGCAATATATTTTTCAGGATTATTTTTTCTCCATTGACGAGAATACTCGGCACAATGTTTACTGTTTTTTGCTTGCCAACGCCTAGTATTTTCACGAATACACTCTACGCAGTGCCCATGCTTGTTTCTTAGAGAGGTATGTCCGTTTTTACAATTATAAGCCGCATCAGAGATAGGTACTATCTTGTGTAGTTTATGTGGGTTTTTATTTTTCCACAAAATACTATTTTTATATGTACATTTTTTGCACCACGATGTTAATGTGCCAGAACCTCCATTTTTAGCTCTGGATTTTCTGATCCAAAATTCATTGGCTTCTTTTTCTTCGCCACATTTTGTGCAGCGCTTTATACCAATAATGGGAGTAGACATAGAAATGTCCTCTCATTAAAAATTGAGTTGGACACGACTTGCGGGTGATCTAATGAGGAGTTAGATGTGTGACCCTTTCGGGGACACCTTTATCACGATTAGAGCTTTCAGTAGTGCGGTTGTTTCGACAGCGCCTTTGACGGGTGAACTGTCTATTACCAAATTATAATATATTTAAGTGGTTGTCAAGACCTCATTTGAATAATTGGCGGATCAACGGTTCTTGCCCGGAACTCTTCCCAATACGCATCCCTTCTTTCCTTGACCTCAGTAGCGGTCATTTCAGGGCCAACATTTCCATCTGCGATGACTTTAACAGCTTCACCTTCTAACGCACTTAATCCTGTCTTTTTAGAAAGATTGGCTAAGACGGGCGTCGCCACTACAGCAGCACCAAAACCTAGATATTTAAGGAATTTTCTTCTGTTCATCAAAAGCATCCTCTACCATTTTATCCCATTTTAAAGATAATTTTTTATTAAAAATAAACGGGACAGCAATAATAGCAATTATAAATAATGAAAATACCTTAACTATTGTATTACGCTGATCCAGCCATTTTATGATTCTTCCCATTTCTTAAATATAACACAGATTAAGCAGCTCTGCCATTAGCCCCCACAATATTTTTATTTCCGTTCATTTTTGCTATAAGTGCTTGTTCCTTGGTAAATAAACGGTTCGCCTTCTTTGTATTTCCGGCGGATTGTGCTTCAGAAATCTGCTTACGAACATCAGTAATTTCGTCCTCAACCGTATCTCTCTCAGTGTCAGACAGGGCGGGGCCAAGTGATCCTTCAGACATCTCTCTGCCTATCACGGCGAATAGTTTGGACATCTCTGCCCTGTCCATCAGGAATCGGCCATCTTTGGTTTCAATCTTTGTTAATTCTTCAATATCCAGGCCAGCGCGTTGTGCAATCTCATTAAAAGCACGGTTCGCCAACGTCTTATTCTTGTCGTAGTCTTCCCCTTTCCATTCATTGTGAAGGGCGTCTTCTTGTGACTTGGCAAAGCTCTTGTCAGCCTCTACCTCTGCTTCCATCATTTTTGCAGCATCTTCGCCAACCATTTGAACCAACGACTTTGCCACATCTTTGGGAATATTCATCTTGTGGAAGCGTTCGCCCCACTCGGCTCTGGAGGCCTTGACTTCATCAGTCAATTCTTCGCCTTCAATCTCTGGGAACTCGTAAAGCTCTGCCTTGTCAGGAACGCCAACGGCCTTATGGTAGGAGGCGATTTCTTCTTCAGTAGCATTCTTGCCGGGTACACGTACTTGTCCTTCTCTTTTCTGGAAGGCAACAATAGCACGAACCGCGTCTTCTTTTGAAGTAAACCTATCGGCTGTTTTTCTCAGGTCTTCAGGGAGATCGGAGCGCCAATCTTCATCTTTTATGGCAGCATCAAGATCCTCTTTACTTAAATTATCTCCTTTACCCTTAGCGGCTTCGCCATCTCCAGTCCCGCCATCACCCTCTCCAGTGCCTTCACCCTCACCGCCAGCATCACCGCCACCCGCGCCATCAACTACGCTAGTAAAAAACGCCCACAAAAAGAGATTTTTATAAAACTGAATCATTTGTCTTCACCTTTGGTAATATCAGAAAGTGCCTTTCGTTGCTCCATAACAAGCTTCATCGCAGCACCATGTCTTGCTTTATCACGCTTGATTAACGACGCGTCGACCAAAGTTCGCATATCGCTTTCGGCTTGGTATTTTTTGTCCTGTGCTGTCATTGGCATCATTTAATCCTCTTTCGGGTTGTTTGTTTGGGGAGATCGGGGGGTTCAGTATTCACTACATGAAGAAGGCGTATCGCCATGTTTTTCTCTCCAGCGCTTATATTCATTGCAACTTGGTCGATAGGACTTCCTGATATACCTATGTCAAAGAATCTGCCCCATGAAAGAATTTCATAAAGCACCTGCTTTCCTTCGCCAGTTCCCATGAACAGTTTTCTGAAGGAGTTGTATCTATCCTGCTTTGAGGCATACTTTGAGGTCGGGAGTAATTCTAGGAAATCAAGCTCATCCATGATTTTTCAGGTGAAGCGTATTGGAGTAATGCTCATCAATAATACTGCGAAGTTCCATGCAACTATCTTTCCCGAGGTTCTCAACGAACTTGTCAAAATCAATGACAATCTCACCATTAGATCGTTCCTTGATGCCGAAGTTGGTTTTAAATTCCTTTACCCGGTCAATAGCAGCCCCGAGAGATTCTTTCATAGTCACTAACTTCGCTTCTGCGCTCTGGGCGCGGGAAATCCAATGATCTTCACTCATAATATCTCCTAATGCTCTAGCAACTTTTTAATTTTCGCTATCATGCTTGCTCAACTAATCCAGCTTCATTAGCAGCTTGTGAGGCAGTTTTAGCCATATCCAGACCCTGGGCAAGTTGTTCAGCCTGCTGCTGTTCTTCCAATGCCTGTTGTCTTTGTGCTCTGATCTGATCCACCCGTTCTGCACCATTGACAATCTTTTTAGGTATCCCAAGTGCATCAGCAGAGAATCTACCTAATTCATCGGCATTGATCAAATCAAGGGCTTCTGGTTTAACAGCGCTTAACTCTATCATTTCCTGTGCCCACATTCTAGCCGCTGCTGCCTCGATTTGCTGTCGGATCTTCTTCACCGGAGAATCGTAGTCGAAGCGAATGTTTTGACCTTGTAAAACCTCTGGAATGGGCAGGAAACCCCCGGCCCGGAGCATAACCATAAACGACCTTTCAGCCGTAGGCGAGGTGTCGTCGGTCTCCAGCCTGCCGAAAATTGGGCCAATCTCACGAATGAATTCTTCTTTGCGCTGAATAACCTCAGTGGCCGTCATCTCCGGGCCTCTGACCGGAAGATTCAGTACATTTCTGAAGAAAGCGGCAAAAATCTGTTCTCTTGAATCGGCCTGCATATCCCTTGAGATCGAGAGGTTAGTGCCAGACTCTAATGAAAAGAATGGGTTGCCACGCACCGCAACAGCGGTTTCCACATCGTAGTAACTTAGACCTCCCGGAAAGGTATTCAGGGCATCGAATGAGCCGTCATTAGGGGCCATCAGGGGTGGATCGGCAGAACGTTGCCCGGCAATCAGGATAGTCTCCCCCATCGCCTGTAACGTCTCAGCGTCCGGCAGAGCTATCATTCCTGGAGAGCGACCCATGTCTTCGCCGCTTGTCGTGTCCCATCTCGGCACAATAAATGGGAACTCATGGAAGCCACCGACGGATATTTCGTGCTTTGCTTCTATCTCAATCCATAGATCAGCAAAAGGAAGGTCTTTAGCGAACAACGCATTGGCACGACTTTCCTCTCTTGGAATAACTGCGTGTAAAACTTCAATTTTCTCGTCTATCTTATTGTCTTGTATTAGTTTTCTGGTTTCTTTGGATAGCTTGTCTTCTCCGAATCGGGACATCAACTGGCGTATGGTGAATCTGCGCTTTATGAACATACCCTCTGGTACGCCCGACTCGCTAAAAAAAGGTGTAACGTCCCTTAAATGAAGGGTTTGAAATAATAATTTGTTCCTTGCCTCACCAATAAACATAGCGGCGGTGCCAAAGACCACTAGATCAATGTCCTTTTCACCGCTGGCTTGGCGAAAACGTGCATCAGGATTGTTAAAGGCGTTTTTTAACCTTTCATCTGCATCTGATAACCAGTCCTTGACCTCATCCATTTCGTTCAGGGCGTCATTTTCGGTTTTCATTTCGATTCGCGGAAGCCCTTCAGGGCGCATCATCCCTCCAATTGCATTCGCTAATCCACGAGCCGCCTGCATTGGAGTGCCATCAAAAATGTCATCCATGCGGTTCTCGCCGTCAACCGTTGTTTGCGCGAACCCTAAGCGCCTTGGCAGCATGACACGAGCAAGATCATCATAATGACTATGCCACATGCTTTTCTTGGCTTTTAGCGCCTTCCATCGCTCAATGATATTTTTAACTCGTCCAGTCATTTCTTGGCTAGCCCGTTGGTTTCTTCAGTCATGTTGAGTCTCTGAGTATGATGCTATTGTCATAAAACTGCCTTCAGCTCATCTTTTTAGATAGGTCTGTCATTCAATATAAACCGTTGCTTGCATATAAGTTGTCGGGTTTGTGACCCAGGTTGGTGTTACCCATTTAATTTCAAACGTGTCGCCCTGCGCTACTGTGATGTCTAATCCAGTTTTAACGATCTTTTGGATAGACGAACTATTATTAACGGCGGCGGATATAGTGGTGTCAGTGGAATTATTCAGCCTAAATGAAATAGTCGACGCCTCGTTAGACCCTAGTACGTTATTCCACATGTACACAGTAATCGTTTTAACCTTGCCTGCCCTTGGGATTACAATACTTTGCAGCGTTGCTGCGGTTAGTGGCGAGATAAATCCCAGGTAATACGTTGTAGCATTTGCGAAGGCCACTGGGCCTTGCCCCGCTGTTTGTAATGCAAGACCGCTGTTTATAGCTGTCCTGAATAACTGTTTATCTGCAACCGTATAGTCACTGCCATCAAGGTTTAAATTGTAACTGGTATCACCAATGTCTATAACATCATCGGTGCCGATACTCAGCATTTTGACATGAGGGGTAGTTCCCGCATTATTGACACTGACAATCCCATTATTGTTCGCCATTTTAATTGCGGCAGATTCAACCCCTGCAAGGCCGCTTAAATCACGGATCTCTACACCCCAGACATAGTTGATTGTTTCCGTTCCACCAGCCGCTAGCTTAGTGGGAGCCATTACATTGACACCAGTCATTACTGTTGCAATAGCGGTCTTACCAGAAGATGCCGATATCCACTGATTGACATTAACGCCAAACACGAACGGCCACGTCTGACTTGCTTGCGCGGAAGTCGCGCCAATGACATTAGTAGTTAAAGTATCATATCCAACCGTAGTAGCTACATTTGTTGCTTTTGCGGTTAGAGGGTTGTCGATAATTACATTACTAATTCCGATAGAGAATTTTGAGATGTCTTGAGCTGTTTGGTTTACCAAAATCCCGACTTCATCAATCCCGTTATCCGCACCGGTATTACCAAAGAACTTCATCCGGTTCCAGTTCGCCATTATCTTGGGTAGTCCTTAGTCCACGTTTTCAAAACCTTGCCCGTAGCAATATCAATGTCCTTTATCACCTCGCGCTTTTTAGGTTTGTCACCTGTCACATCTTCGTGATATGTGTAATCAATCTCCCGGCGGATGTTTGCGGGTTTGGTATAGGTATCGTTCAGCAAGTCCCTGAGAAACCTCTTAGCGGGTGATGCAGGCAAGTCCCTGACGAATTTCATCACAGCCAATATTTTTGCAGGGATTGGCTCAGGGGTAATGACCTCACGTGAGATTAATTTATCCGACCGTCTTGTGACTACGTGCCCCATTAGCGGCCTCCTCGGACTAGTATAACTGGATTGTGAATAGTTGTTTTTACTTGTGGAGCCACGTTACCGGTGGTGGTAGAAGGAGCCTGAGCGCTAGTTGTTGTACTAGGGACAGTGGTACTAGTCCAGAATGCTGTACCAGATATAGAAGGCCACGCCGCTGAATCCGGCTTTGCGTTAGCGGCCTCATAGTTTAGAATGCTTATAAATTCTTTTAGGGTAGGAACGCGCCAGTCAGTAAACCCAGACAAGCTTTGTGCGGTAGCTTGATCAACATAAAAGAATATATCTTCCTCATCAAGCCCTGTTGCTTCTCCTGTGGCGTCCCATAGCAGATACTCTGCTCCAGTACCATAACTTGCAGGGCTTTCTGTCCGTTGCCACATCAGGCCAGTGCGTTTATCGACTACGACCTCGTTTGAGTGGGCGTCTGCGATAGAGTTGACTGTTATTGTAGTAGTGCCAGAGAATTGCCCGGTCGTCAGGACTTCATACTGACGAGAAATGCCCCTTTCTTCGCCGCCATCATCTTTGGAAGTTCGGCCGGCAGGCGTGTAGTCAGTCGTTTGGCCTGTTGCCAGGAGTGGGGCGTTAGCTGGCCAAAAGGGCATTAGTTAGCACTCCAAGTCCCTGTCACCCCTACTGACTGAGTAGTGTCAGCACTGGCCTGTACCCTAATCTGGTCTATACCTTGCACGTCGAGTCTGAACCAACCTCTTGCGTTAGCAGCTAAAGCAGTTAAGTCGCCTGAAGTACCAATCAATGCCTCAGTAGGCCCAGTAAAATCACCAGATGTAGAATGCTCTGTTTCAAAGTTAGCACCACCATCTGAGGATGTCTGGATTTCAAAAGCATCAAACTTAATTGCTGCTGAGCCAGTATCGTCTGAGTTGTCTATTACAACCTTGATAAAGTTGAAATTAGACACATCAATAGCCGCGCCTATGGTCGTCAAGCCTGCGACTGCGACAGTGGTTGATGCGAGTGTGCCGGTTCTCCCCGCGCCACCAGTTCCGATTTGATACCAGCTTGTGCCGCTAAATATATCTGTATTGCCGGTGTCAGTTTCGATAAATATAGAACCCGCCGGGACAGCTTTAGCAGCATCCCCTGGAGCCGCGTAAGTCGTGGGTTTTGAGTCTGCGTTAAGCCCTTGAAATCGGATAGGCGACGTTTTAATTAACGTAAATGTTACTGCCATATTATTCTCCTAACAATTCTGAAGTTCTTGCCTCTGGTCTGGTCGCACCAAGTGGATCTTCTATCCCACGGGTTAAAATTGTAGCCCGCCTACCCTTACGCATCAACTCGGCAGATCGTTGTTTCTTTCTGGCGCTTGCGATGGATGGGTCTTCCCGTTTAGGGATTGGCGGGAGTGGTGGGGGGGCTTTTGGCCCGCTAAACCCAAATAATTTTGCTATTTTGCTCATAATTGTTCCTTGACTAAAATTCTTCCCAAGACATTAAATCCTGATCGTTCAAATAATCTTACATATAATTTTTCAATTCTTTCGCCCATTCCGGCGGTCGCAGATGTGAAAACAAGCTTTGCTTCTTCTGTCTCTTTCAAAAAAGCCTTAACAAGTTCTCTTGCTATTGAGCTTCCGCGAAATTCTTTTTCAATGTATAACTTGGTAATATAGGCGGTATATTCAATACAGAAATCCCTGCCCATATATCCCATAATTGCACCTGATAAAATACCATCTTGATCGTCTACTATCAAAATACCGCTGTTGATACCTTCCCAGAAAGTGTCTCTGGCCAGATCTGGATCATAGGTGTAAGGAAGCCCGCTCTCGGCAATGAATCTTTGTGCCATATCACATAGAGGATAAAGATCTTCTGGTTGGGCGCGTCGTATCAATGAAGTGATCTCAATGTATCAATCGCCGCTTCAGGGCCGATCTGCTCAATGATAGCGTCGCAATCAGCATTACTCCTTGTACCGTATCGACGGATGATTGTTCTGAGCTTCATTAAGTCCTTGTGATCAAGATTATTGACAAAAGATCCTTCGGTAGTCTCAACTACTACGCCCGTCACATAGGCCTCGCCAACCAACAGTCTGACTCTCGATCCTGATATATGATCTGGGACTTCTGGTATGTCGTCCATTGGATGTTTTTCGATAAACGTGACATCACCATACGTCATGCCATTCTCTTGGCACAGGTAACTAATGGCCTCGGTCACGTCCTGTTTGTATCTGTCAAGTAACGCCTTCGGCTCATCGCCCGTTACCCAGATGGATGACTCGATCAGATCACCTGTTTTCATTTTCTTCCCCCCGTCTTTTCAAATCAGGATAAATATCAGGATTATTACGAAATTCAAATGCTCTATACATCGCTAAACCCTGAAGTTTCCCAAGCCCCTCCATTTTTTCTTTGTCTAACAAATCCCCATCATCAATAGATTCTATTGTGTATAGAGTGTCTCTGGGCAAATTATGCCACACCAAACCTGTGTCAAAATCTTCTGGCAAATTTAGTGTAAGTATTTTCATCGTCGCCACCGATGTACGCGATATTGATGATTTTGACTATTTGGTCTACGCGCAGCTTGTCTGTGAAGACTGTTGACATCGACCGACAGAGATTGTGCAGCCATCCTGTCGGATAAATACTTTGTCAGCGTCTTTTTTGTCCAGCCGTTCTTCTTTTCTCCTTCTGTCGGCTCAACTTCCTGCTGAAGGTTGATGGCTTCTCTACGCGAAGCTTCTCGCTCACGGTTAAGCTCTTCCCTCAAAGGGGTCAATTCAACGTGTTCCATAGGCTCTGTGTGGAGAATACTTATTATTGACTCTAGTTACCATAGGTCGTTTCTTGACTTTTTCCCCTTTAGTCATCTTCGGAAACAGCTCATGAAAAATCCAAATCATGGCATCTGCTCGATCAGCTGAATCGTTACCGCAATACCCGTCTGCTGTAAACAGGCAAAGCTGCATCTCAAGTTTTGGAAATTCGCCTACATGGGAGATCCTGTCCAGACTATACAGCGCTGAAATCGGCTCGGCCCTGACGTGTTTTCCTCGTGTCGCACGAACCGGAATGACTTTAATTCCGGGGCGAATGGAGTGGATGGTGTTTTCGACCATCTCGCCACCTTGATTTACTTCGGCAACGATAGCATCGGCATCGTACAAATCATAGGCCGCGACAGCTTTTTCAGCCCATTGCCTGGGGGTGCCGTAAGTCGAAAAATCAGCTAAAACATAGCCGCGCTTATCGTGCCCCATCGCCCCGACAATAATACCGGTTTCATCTGAGCCCGGTTTGGATGAAATACAGGGATCGACCCCTACCAGAATCCTGCCTAATCGTGGGGCTTCCTGTCTTCGATTTCTCTGAATAACGTCTCTTGTCCAGATCGCACCAACGGCTTGAGGTTCATACTCTCCTAACCAAACGTGCCCATACCGTCCGGGGCTGTTTATTTCGTCAAACTCCCTCTCTTGTTTTAGCTCCTCCGGGAACCACGGGTTATCTGAATAATTTGAATTTATGACAATGCTATCGGAGGGGACAACAGCGCCTCTCAAAAATCTATCCACAGCATCGTTTTCATTTTTTGGGTTCCATGAAAACCAAATTTCAGATTTTCTTCCGAGTGCCTTCATCCGGTCAGATCCACGAATCGTAGGTCTTAAAAGCTCCAAAGACCTTTCAGTGAGGGTCTGGGCTTCCTCAACATACGCTATGTCAAACCCCTCCAAAGACTTGATGGACTCGGCAGTATGATCTGCCATCCCGTTAAAAACGATGATCCCACCACCAGGCGTCACGATATGGTCATTGAGAATAGTAAAAGACCCCTGAAGTCCAAAGGACTTAATCTTATCCTCTATCAGTAACTTCACCGATTCTTTCAAGGATTTTTGAACCTCACGAACGCAAACAACACGAGCGCCAGAAACCATTACGCAATGCTCAACCGCAGACTCCGCAAAGAAGTGACTTTTTCCAGAGTTGTGATTAACGATGCCGTTCGATAAATAATTCTCATATATGGGTACGTGTAAATCCCAATATGGCTGGTGGCTGTGCTTGCAAATATCGACAATTTTATTTAAAATAAGTCGGTCGTGGTCACAAACAGGAGAACCCAATGAATTATCGAGAGCGCCGTAAAAAAGATTGCCAAGAGCTTTTTTCAGATTTTGAGCTAGATCTGAAAGGGTGCCGTAAACCCGAACAAGTAAAGCAGATATTAGCCCTGGCACGAGAAGGGTATTTTTCCAGAGAAATAGCAGAAAAATTAGGCGTAACCCCAAAATCAGTCCAGAAGGTTTTTCGCCGTTATAATTTCCCAAGGCTGTATAATTTCTCCCCTCCGCGCAGAGAGGAGCGCCCAAACTGGCGAGGTGGCGTAAAAACAACGACGAGCGGCCATCTATATCAGAGAGTAATCGACCATCCCCATAAAACAAAGCATGGCGGTTATGTGGCTGTGCACCGCTTGGTAATTGAGAAAAAACTAGGCCGCTATCTTCTGCCGGGAGAAGTTGTTCATCATTTAGACGATAATCCCCGAAATAACCACCCAGATAATCTTGAACTCTATTCAAATAATGCCGAACACCTTCGCGAAACCCTGAAGGGCAAGTGCCCGAAGTGGTCTGAGGAAGGCATGAAGGCTCTGGACAAGGCTCGCAGACGCAAGCGTCGGACTTGGAAAGGTGCTGTAATTGAACCCATCCCCTATCTGTAAGGAACTTATGCTCGTCCGTTACAATAATCTCACGGCCATCCTCAAACACCACCCTGAATAAATCCTCGGCGGGATACTGAACTGGCTTGGTCGCATTTCCAATAACAACCTTACCTTCATGGTAAGAGTGTATCTCACCCCCCTTAAAGTTTTTAATCCTTACCTGCCCGTCCGGGGTGTCAATCAGCGTGTCAGGATGAACGCACCCCCTTCCCCCCCATAATCCTTTATAACGACTCGGCTGTAGGAGTGGCGTAAAGACTCTGGCGGTATCTATTTTTAATGTGGACATACACCTACAGGCTGTGTGGGTATTAGAATTGGGATTTTAGAAAAGTTGGGGCAGACACATATCTTTAGTACCAACGCTACTTCCCCCCCCCTATCACTATATAACAATTTTCTAATATAATTAATGGAGCGGATACAGGGAGTCGAACCCTGGCTGTACGGCTTGGAGGGCCGACGGTACGCCTTGTACATACCCGCGTCAGGCTAGTGTTATTTACAGGGTGGTTAGGGTATAGGTCGTCTTGAGATCGTGGCTTACAGGGCTTGTCAGGGCGTCAGTATGGCCGGTTAATCAACACATCAATGACTTAGACCGGCAATTAGGCTTGCGATCCCGCTTGAGCTCACGCTCGCGTCTTAACTGGCGCTCATACTCTTGCTGTTGTGAGCGAGAGTCAGTCTTGGAATAGCCTTGTGGCTGCTGATTATACGGTTGGCCACTCGGCTCATGCCACAGGCCACCGTGTTGGGCCAGGGCCGGTGTAGAGACCAGGATTGCTAACAGTAGTAGTTTACGCATTGCGTTACCTCTTAATATAGACATGGCTTGCAGGTCCATCCTTTGTAGCTGTGATCGCATTTGTGCGCTAATCGTGTCATCCAGTCAGTCTCTGCTACGACCTGGCACTCCGGCATATTATCGGCAACGCGACCCATTGAGATGAGAACAAACCCGTCTACAGGAACGCCACGTCCGTGACCGTCGAATATCTTTTGATTAATCTCTGGGTGCCATTTGATCGGTGCCAGCATATCGTATGGTTGCACTTTAATCGCTTCCGCATATTTCTCTGTTGTCCCGCTTACAGTTCGCGGAATGGTTGGTTCTGTTTTGGGGATCTTAGATAATACCGCCTGAACGTCTGGCGTCAATTCATCACCCATTCTCTGAACGGTCTTGCGATTTACGTTCAGCAATTCAGCCAATCTTGTTTTGTTGATTCCTGCTGTTTCTAGCGCCTCTGTAAGCGTGGGACATTCTTGGCGGGACATGGGACATTCTCCTTAATTATAATGGGACATTGTACCATGTGGGACACCTAGTGGGACATTTTGTGGCGCATCCATCTAACTCGTTGTTTCCCCTTCTATTTCCTCGTGCCCGAGCGCTGGCGTCACGTCGATAATACTACGCTCAACCTTGCTGACCTGGATTTGTCCTGTGACCTGCTGCTTCTCACTAAACCCATGATTGTAAAGCATTAATTTAGTGATGTTTGAGTTGTAGTTGCTTGCTAGACCGTTTTCAATCAGTTCTATCTTCTGTGATTGCTTGATTCTGTCTAAAGTATAAGATAACTCGGCTTTATCCTCATGCTTTGCCCATTGATATAAAGTAACTTCTGTTATTTCAAGCAGTTGCGCGAGTCTTGCAATGGTAGGAACATTCTGTCCGTGCTCTTTGAAGTTATTTAGGTAATCAATAGCTGTGGTTAATACAGCGTTATTGTATTTAGTGGGCGCTCCGCCAGGATGATTTTCATTACCATCGTAATAGTCCTGCATTGCTTGGCTTTCTGATGTCTTGTTTTGAGTTTTCATAAGCTTTTCAGGCGTTTAGGTAGTTAATTATATCTATACTTTGCTAGACAATCGCTATACATTGTGTATACTGTAGTTATCAACATACGGGCTTTTTAATCAGAGCCCGCGATAATGGCTTATCAACAAGAGGGAATTAAAATGACTTCACGAATTGCATTTATCAGCACCGGTGAAAAGTATGGGTTTTATACGTTGCGTACTATAGTCGCTACTGAAACCGCATGCGTTGAAAATTACATTAAGAATCTTTCCACAAACTGGGATACCGCGCAGGACAAGGCGCGAGTGTTTGCTGATCGCGCAGGTATGGAATTACACGCTGGATATTTTGAGCTTGATGAAATTGGCAAGCTACGCGGGGATGATCGATGGGCCATGGAGCTTGAACTCATTAATCCTGATTTTATTCCTTACGGTAAGTTCCGTGGGCAACGGTTGTCTAACGTATTTGCTGATGACGTGGATTATTTCTGGTGGATGCTGGAGGATTTTAATCACACATTAAGTGCCAACATTCCGTTTGGGGTTCACCTCGCTTGCACTATTGCTGATGAAACTGATGGTGTTAGGCCGCTTACCCAGGCTGAAAAGTATGAGCAACAACGAGTAGCGGAAGCCGCAGCTGCTGATCCTGTCCCAGTTACTGACGCCCGCATCAACATCACAGGTGAAATCCTGTGCATCAAGAGTCAGGATAGTTTTTATGGCACAGTGCTCAAAATGTTAGTTAGAGCACCGCAGGGATTTAAAGTGTGGGGCAGCTACCCTATGTCGCTTGACGCTAACAAAGGCGATACCATTTCATTCATAGCTAAGGTGGATGTGAGTGACAAGGATGACAAGTTTGGTTTTTTCAAGCGTCCTACTAAAGCAATCATCGTTAGTAAAGCAGTTTAGCCATTCCAGCGCCTCTTGGCAACAGGTGGCGCGATATTATAGATTTACTGGTTAATCTTGCCGATGTTGTCTCCAGTATGCCTGAGACCTATGGTCAGAATGGCATGGGAGATCAAGCCGTGGTCTACCTACATTATTTTTGTAATGCAGGCGATTTTTACATCACCGAAAAGGATTCAGATCCAGACGGTGACGGGCAAATACAGGCCTTTGGTCTTGCTGACCTCGGCTATCCAGAGCTTGGGTATATCTCTATTCAAGAGATTATCAGCGCCGGTGTTGAGTTAGATATAAACTGGTCCCCTGTGACGCTTGAGCAAATCAAAGAGGCCGCCTAATGGATACTCTCGTTTATATTGTGGCTGTATGTGCGCTGTGGATAGTTAATACAGTGCATTTTCTGGAGATCGTATTATGACCTTCTCCACTCGCCTGATCCTGCTGGCCTATTTTGGGCTGGCAGTGATCGGGGTTATTTTCGGCTAACAAAAAGAGTAAAATCATGCCTAAATCAAAAGTTTTTGTTAATTTCCGTATCTCCCTGGCCGAGAAAGAGCTGATCCAGAAAGCGGCTATATTAGACTCTCGCACTTTGTCAGGGTTTTTTGTTAAAGCCGCGATCGATAAAGCCAGGCTGATCCTCCGTAATAAAAAACCCACCCCGTAGGGTGGGAAAAGGGGGGGATTGTCTGCTTATGGCCGCAGACTAGGCCGTGGATTAAGAGGTATACTGTCTTTTAGGGTAGTATGACTATAATAATACACGCAAATCCGGACAATTCAACTCTTTTTTGCATTTATCCATCCGTCTACAAATGCGTGTAAGTTATTGAGTTCTTCGTATAACTTGGATTTCTTCATTCCCATGTGAGCCAATAAGGCGCTCTCTGGGAGGCCGTCAATGTATTTGGCCTGTGCTAGTCGTCTTAGGGTGTCATCTACACTCTGGATGGCCATGTGGACAGTAGCCATACGTCTATTCGGTGTGTATCCGGGGGTTTGGGGTCTGGTTGATCTTGTTTCCTTCCCCATTGCTGCGTATTCGATAAATCGTTTCTTTCTGTGTTTCTTTGTAGGGGCTAGCTCTACACGCATCCGGCTCTCAGGGGTTTCTGATGGATAATCAAGAGCTTGAATACCCTTGGTTTGCCACGTTGCCCAATCCGTCAATAATATGACTATGTGGCGGTATTGGTATTTAGTCCTCATAGACCGGATTCTCGAATAGACCTCACAAAGTCCACCGCCTGCTGCTCGTTTTCGATGGTGACCACCTGACCCCTCCATTGCCTGTGCCAGTCTCGTTCATCAGATGTTAGCTTTCTGGCGCTTGGGGGCTTGTCGCCGTCTTTCAGTTCCGCAAGATAATTATAACCATTGAGACCGATCATAATGTCCGGGCAACCTTGGCCGACAGTGTGTAGATGCTGTACCGATGCGCCCATTTTGCGAATAGCTTTAACAATGGCTGGCTGGTTGGCATCTGCTTTTTTTGGCATCTATTTCCCCGTTATTATGTATTTAGCCAATCCTGGGTTATCACGGAATACTTGGTATAGACCTGATTCTAAAGAGGTTAATACGTTATGGTCTAGTTTTAACTCAAGCCGGTAGTCCAGTGCCTCAATAATCTCATGCAATAAAACACAGGGCTGGTGCTGCTCGCTGTTCTGGGCTGTGTCGATAACTATCTTTGTTTCCAGGTTGTGGCACTGGCCCACATTTCCACACATATCAACATAGGTCACCGGATAGTCTATGCCGAGTATTCTGATTTTCTTTATCATACAACCTCCTGTATTATAGCACTATTTTAACATTTCCTTTACTATATCAAGCAATTCTCTATCGGATCCATACAGCTTAAAAAACATACCTTTGTATGGGTGTCTTGATGTGCAGGGCTTGCTATATCGGCCTGACCGGTGATGCTCAAAACATAACGGGATGCTCTCAAGATGATTGCTGCCACCGTTAATATGATGCACTTCCGCTGGTGAATAGATGTTCATTTCCTGGCGGCAAACGATACAGCCTAGCTCGGTAATAGCATCGAGCCATTTCTTTTCTTCCTTATTTGGCTTACGTCCGTTCAATACTTCGCCTTACTCACATAGTTAACATGGCCTATCCAGGCCTCGCCCAGTTCTGTGATCTTATGCTGGATCCGCTTTCTGGTGCGCTCCATTAGTTGCTTGTAGGCATAGTCATTATCACACGATGTCGTCTTTATGACAGTAGGACTGTAGTGGTCTCGCAGTCTGTCGATTAAGTGGCTGAATAGGGATTGGGTTTTCATGGTTTTTCCTTTTGTCCCGGAATGTTTGGAAATATTCCCATCATCTTTTCTATCTCACACGTCAAGTTTTGCACCACAGTGATTGGGTCAATCTTATCAAAATCAATCTCATACACATCGTTGTATGTAAGTGTGTTGTTATCGGTTTTATCATTAAGCAGATCACTGCCTGCCGCCCTCACGTATGACCTCACTAAGCAATCTGCCACATCCCGCATCCTTATACCGGACAGTTCTTGCTTTCCTCTTTCGCCTTGATCCGTATGTGGCTGGCCAGTAAATGGTCTTGATGGGTCTGTGTTGTGTGCCGACCCGCTCATAATTAAATCTGCTAGCCCTTCGGGACCATGTATTGTGGTTCTTTTTGCTCGTTCCTGTGCAATGTGTGATATTTTTTCCACTATTCTCTCCTATGCCCTCGGGCTGTTTATGTTGCTTTTTATGGATCCTATTTTTTCACTATTTAACTCTATATCTGTGACTATATTTCCCTCCCCATCGTCGACCCATATCACAGGCTCAGGCCATTCCGTCCTGACATCTGCGGCGTCTCCGGCTGTTAGATGAGCAACGGCACGCATAGACATATCTATTGTTTTAGCTTGGATCAACAGGGCGGCTAGCTCTTTCATGCAGTCCTCAACCCTGTCTATCGGGACATTATTAAATATATCTTTCAGGGTGGTTAATTCATATTTTTCTATCACGATGTTCTCCTCTTTAGAAGTTTTCTTTGTAAAACTTGTCTATTACTTTTTCCAGTTCTTTTTCTGAAAATATACCTGATTCGCCTTCTCTAACCTGTATTCCTATCTTGCCATCATCTGCTACCCAGATCAGATAATTGCCTATTGGTATTGCGTATTGTCTCATTCTGTTTTCCTCGTTATGTAAACGACATTACCTCTTCAACGACCCGATCCAGGTCTGCCCTGGTGTAGTTTTTTAGTACCCGTTTCAATATCACGTCTATGATTTTACTGTATAATTCTGAAAACTCATCCTCGCTCATGCTTGCAAAGCTGATTGACTTAGCCTGCGCTCTGACCTCCCCTTTAACATTAACCACCATCTCATAAAATCCAGCCATGATAGTAATGTCTTTTCTAAACCTCGTCTTATTTTTTTCAATCGGTACGCCTTTGTATTCTACTGGCTCTATTTCCCATGCGTCATAAGCGACATCCAGTAGGGCAAATAGCTTTTTGTGGAAATCATAATTACGTGGTCTGGTTACAGTAGCTTTTATTACCTCGCCGCTTTTTAGTTTCTCCAGGTACTCCTTGGCATCATCGTCATTAGGGCCGAGGACACCGAATACTTTTTTTAGGTATATTTCTGTCATTTTATTGAGTACTTTGCTTTATCGCACATCAGCCCGTGCATTATCACAGCTTCGTCCCATGTAGTGCATCTGTCCATTTCTTGATCTAGCTCTCCACCAAAAACCATCGTTTCAAACAATAATGGCGGGCCATCACTAAACGAGTGATCTAACCCTAAGAATACCGTTGATATTTTAACCGAGATCCCCTCTTTGTCTTGAAGGGTAGTTTTTTTTACCACCCTGTCACCAACCTGAAACCATTGGGCCCATTTTGATATGTCCGGTTCTTCTATTACTTTATGTCCGTCTAATATGTAATTCATCCTCGTTTCCTCTCAAAATATATCTCTACGTGCTTCCCTGCCTCCCCCGATGTGTGGCGGTAGTTCATTTGATTAGG